TTTTTAAGAGAACAAATTATTAAAGGTGATAGATCAGATGGTGTACCAAATATATTAAGTCCAGATGATGTGTTTAAAACGGGTGAAAGACAAAAACCTATTACTAAACAAAAGTTGGAAGAGTGGTCAAATGTAGAAAACATACCATTAGGGTCAGAAATCAAAAAGAANTTTAATAGAAATAAGAAGTTAATTGATCTATCTCAAATACCACTAACGATAGAAAATAACATTATAAATACATTTAGAAGCTATAAAGTACCANNCAGGTCGCTCCTGTTACCTTACTTTATAGAAAATAAATTGAAGTCAATGATTGAGAATATTAATGATTTCTGATAACATACGTATGGAGTAAATTATGGTTACACAAAACCCAAATCTAATTAGTAAAAAGGCTATGACGGCTATGGCTAGTACCGTTGGTACAGGCGAAGAAACCGTACACGAAATTTTTACTAAAATCAATAACGCAAAAGACAAGCCTAAAAAGATAGAAGTTTTAAAAAGGTATGATAAACCTTATATAAGACAAATATTAAAGGCTGCTTTTGACCCTAAAATTAAGTGGATCTTACCAGAAGGAACACCGCCTTATATAGCTAATGAGGCACCTATTGGTACTGAACATACTTTATTAAAGAACGAAACAAGAAGATTGTATTTGTTTATAGAGGGTGGCGACAATACAATTAGTAAAACAAGAAAAGAAACCTTGTTTATACAGATGTTAGAAGGCCTACATCAAAGTGAGGCCGAGGTACTAATAAATGTAAAAGACAAAAAACTAAACAAGGTCTATAAAGGTCTAACAGCTGAAATGGTAAGAGAAACCTTTGGTTGGAATGAGAACTTTATGCTAGAATCAAAGTAAATACCTCAAAAACTAGAGGGTAGGTTGTATTCTACCCTCTAAAAACCCTTATTTTCCAACGCTTTTTAACGCTTGACATTATCAGCATAATGTAGTATCCTAAATAATATAAGGAGATATATTATGAAAAAATACTTGATAACAATAGCGATAATACTTACAACATTGTGGTTTAGCTTAACCGCTCTAATGAACTCGGTGATGGCTAATGAATATAACAAGGCCGTTATAGGTCACGTTATACAATCAAAAGTCAATGGTACCAATGTTGATGTTTCCAAATTGATGGAACAGGAACTTGAAAAAGTTGCTCATCAATTTGCTTTAGAATCAATTACTATTATACAACAATACTTACCTACTATTTTAGATGGTGTATTGGCTGAAATGAGATTAAAAGCAGATAAAGAATACAAATGTGCTTTATTGAAAGGTAGTAAAATTGAAGACGATTGTAAAAATTAACGAAATACTTGATTTGATTTATACATTTATACCACAAGAAATTTTTATTATAATAATGGCAGGCATATTATATTTAATATACGATTTTTTAAAAAGTAAGGGAGAAAAATGGATAAGTCAAGGATCAAAACGAAATTGAAAAGGGAATTGTCCTCTCGTAAGAAGTATAAAACAACTTACAAGGACATAAAGTATTATTTTAATATGATTAATAGAGTTGTATTTAAAAATAAACTTTCACCTTTTAATGATGTAAAGATTAAAAAGATTTATAAAGATGAAAGTAAAAAGTTTTGTTATGGACAAGTTACAATTCATTATTGGAAAAGAAAAGGCACAGTACAATATCATTTAGAAATGTTGCCTGAATATCATAACAAAAAAGAATTTGTGGACACTTTGGGACACGAAATGGTACACCTATACCAAATGGCTAATGTAGGTGATACTGGTAACCACAATAAACTTTTTTACAGTTTTAGACCGAAGTTAAATGAAATTGGCCTTGATTTATAACTATGGAGAAAAGTGATGGCAAGAAAACAGGTAAAAGAACTAGACCCTTATTTAAAGGCTAGAATAGGTGAAGCTTACATACAAATTAGAGAGTTAGCTAAACCAAGTAATAAACCAGGTACACAAAAAGTTTATTATGAGGGTAATTGGATAAGAGATATCCACAATAACTATACAGATAAACAAGCACAAAAAATATTTGATAATGTTGCTCAATATAAAGACAGATTAGATTTTTTTCAAGTTAAATTAAATTACACTTACGAAGATAAAGACGAGAGTCCTATTCAAGCCTATGAGTACATAGCGAGGGTTAAGTGGTAAGAAAAAATAAAATATTAAGAACTATTTTCATATGTATGGTTGTTTTATTAACAACTTATATAACAGGAACTTTCTTTCCTAATCCTTATACAAAACACTTAATTAAAAAAGATATAGAAGCTTATTATACTAAGTGGGCAAATGATTTAGGTTTACAAGAACCTGCTTTTGATTATAACAATGATGTACAATTCGTACAGGCGGTTCGTAAATGTGTAGATTGGGTAAACTTTGAAACACCAAGAACTGAAAGAGTACCTACAGAAATGATTGTAGCACAAGCCGCTTTAGAATCAGGTTGGGGTACAAGTAGATTTGCTAATGAGGGTAATAATTTATTTGGTATTAGAACTTATGATAAAGATGTACCACATATGTTATTAGAAGGCCGTACAAAGTGGAAAGGTTGGGGTGTTAGAAAGTTTAATACTAAATGTCAAAGTGTACAATTTTTTGTAGAACTTTTAAACAATCACCCAGCATATGAAGAATTTAGAGAAGTTAGAACACGAATGTTAGTATTAGGTCAACAATTAGACGCCAAAGTTTTGATTAAAACATTAAAGGCATATTCAACCACAAAAGATTATGCTGAACGAGTCAATTGGATTGTAGATACAATTAGAGAACAAGAAGAAAAGGTTGCTGAAGTACAAATAGAAATAAAACCAGATTCAAAAACAAACACAGTTGTTCCAAAAGAGAAACCTAAACAACTATAGACATAAATATTATCACTATGTTTTTAACTATCCTTACTTTTTTATCAGCCCTTAGTATATCAATTATAGCAGCTGGTTATTCTATTATAGGTCTAGCAACATTATTTGCTGGAGCTGCTGTACCTATTATTGCTATGGGATCTGCTTTAGAAATAGGAAAACTTGTAGCAGCCAGTTGGTTATATCAAAATTGGCGAAGTGATGTACCAAAACTTTTAAAGGCATACTTATTTGCTGCTATTATTGTTTTAATTTTTATAACATCAATGGGTATTTTTGGTTTCTTATCAAAGGCACACCTTGACCAAGTACAACCAACAAGTGGTAATACTATTAAAATTAAAACAATAGATAATCAAATTACTAGACAACAAAACATTATTGATAGGTCAGAAAAAACTTTAGTACAATTAGATAAGTCTATTGAAGTTTTTTTAAATAATGACTTTGCTACTAGAGGTTTAAAAGAACGTAAGAAACAAGAAGAAGAACGAAACGAATTAAATACAGCAATTAAAAATGCTAGTGATGAGATTGCTAAACTATCCACAGAAAAGGCCAATCTACAATTAGCACAAGATAAGATAGAGGCCGAAGTAGGACCTATTAAATATGTTGCTGAACTGATATATGGTAATGACGCTCAAAGTCATTTTGACGAGGCAGTTAGAATTGTTATACTAATTCTTATCTTTGTATTTGACCCTTTAGCGGTATTACTTCTAATAGCGGCCAATATATCTTTAAGACAATGGCGTATGAAGAAGTTATTAACAAAAGAAAGTCAACAAGATTATTTAAAGAAAAGAATTGAAAAACTAGAAAAAAGAAACCAAAAATTAAAGGGTTTCCAAGATGTTACCAAAGGTTTAGGTGATAATCCAGACGAAATAAAGGTTAAATTGAACGAAATAATGAGTATAAATGACAGGCAAGATAAGAACATTTAGGCTTGACAATAACTTAAATTTATGATATATTAATACAATGGAGGTTATATATGATGACAAGTGAAGATATGAAAAGACTACATTTACCAAAACTTACAACAGATCAGATACGGAGAGTAAGTAACGCTGAAAATGCTTGTAGAGATTCACAGACAGATTGGGGTAAAAACTACTGGTTTGAAGTATTACGTAAATTATGTGATAAGTATAATTGTATGGATTACTTTAGAAAGGTAACACACTAATGAATATATTTTACTTAGATAAAGACCCTATTAAAGCTGCTCAAATGAGTTGTGATAAACACGTGGTCAAAATGATTTTAGAATCAGCACAATTGTTATCTACTTGTCATAGAGTATTAGATGGTACAGAATACTATGATAAGACAGCTAATGGTAGAAAGATTAAAAGGTGGAAACATCCTAATTCAAATATGGAGGCCGTCTTGTATAAGGCAGGCTGGATAAAACACCCTAGTACAGTTTGGTTGTTTGAATCTGCTTATAACTATTTTTGGTTATATCAACACTTTATGGCTTTAAATGATGAATATAAAAAAAGATACAATCACACAAAAGACCACGTTGCTGTACAAAAGTTAGGTAGCTTGTTAAAATATCCACCTAAAAATGCTAAAATAAATAAAATCGGTACTCAACCTATACCTGCTATGCCAGATGAATGTAAAGTACCAGGAGATAGTGTACAAAGTTATAGAAGATATTACATTATGAAAAAAAGAAGGTTTGCTACTTGGAAAGCACCTGCTAAAACACCAGAATGGTACATTGAAGGAGTAAAAAGTGATACACGAAGATGAAACGTTAGAGATAAGTAGAAGACAATCTAAATTAGCAAAAGAAGAAAGACTTGCTAAAGAAAAAGGTATGATAAGATTGTTTACACCAATTGAAGAAGAAATAATGAGAAAGGGATTTG